TACTAGATCAGGGCATTGAATATGAACACCATCTTTGATAGAACGATTTAATGTATTAGTTTTCTTTTCCTCATATGGCGCGGGGCGATTTGTAATAAAGAATCTTAGCGGTTTATCTAATTTATAGAAGTGTGTAATATTCTCAGTATATCTACGAATGAACGAATGAATATGTGTCAAATCAAATGTTCGTTGTAGAGATTTACCTGCGCTATATTTAAAGTCAAGATCGATAAGTATAGGGGTGAGTAGATCGGGTCGTCGTTGTTCAACAAGATTTAGTGGGCGTTTATTCTGTTCAAAGAGATAATCATGGAGAAGGTCAAGGAATGTAGGATATTCATCATCTTTTACAAAGATTTTACCTTTAACAGTTCCCATACCCGTAAAGGATACTTCGCCCCTTTCATTGACCCGATGGGAGTCAATGAAAAGGCCGAGAGGAGTTTCAATAAAGTTCTCGATGACAGTAGGCATTGTGATACGACTACTCATCCCTTTTTTGACAGGTCAATTTTTATTTCTTAGAAAAGCATCAGTAATTATACGCAATTTACAGAAGTTTCGTTTGTATAAGTACATCTGCGACATCTTTATGAATAGGAAATAATAATATGGAGTTTGGCTCTAAAGTTGTATTAAACGCATGGATTTTATTGGGATACATCCGATATTTCTTTTGACAACTCATATTTTCAATGTTAATATCGGATTCATTATAAATATTATAGTTCTTCAAATGTTTAGGGGTAATTTCAAGTGTAAAATTATTCCCCAGAATATAATTATAATTAAATTTAGTCTCTCTATTTAAAATTACCGTTTCAATAGAATTCCACATTGGGTATATAAAATTACCTATAATTAAATTATTTTTATTGTTAATACTGTTACATCTATATGGTATTAAGTACGAATTATCATGTTGAAAATAATTGTTTGCCTTATTTTCTTGCTTATTTCCAAATACTCCTAATAGCATATGGTGATTTAAGAATTTAGCATAATTAATGGCGATTGGACTATGTAAAATGATCTTGGAATTCATTATACTCTATATAATAATAAAACTAGATAAAAAGTTTAGGCCGTTAAGAGATCAAAACAAATTTGATTTAAATGAGCTCCGCATATAATAGCAGGCTGATTAGAATGAAGGACTCTGACTTTTGTAAAGTTTGCCGATATTATATGTATCTTGATCAAAATGAGGATAAACTCCGACGTATTTGCCGCAATTGTGGATATCAACAAGAAGATAAAGGTGGTCTAATTCTTGAAATTGACTTGAAAGAGAAGACTTCAGAGGGTTATAAGATTCTAATGAATGAGTTTACTAAGCAAGATCCAACGCTCCCGCATGTCAATACTATTAAATGCCCCAATTCAGGATGTGCTACAAATACTTCAGGAAAAGAAAAAGATGTTATTTACCTAAAATATGACACGATTAATATGAAGTTTCTTTATATTTGTAATGTATGCGATACACAATGGCGTTCTAAAGCATAATATAAAGAATAAATATTATATTATTATATAATAAAATAAAATGAAAATTGATATATTTTTATTATGTTACAATGAAGAATTAATGTTGCCTCATACTTTAAATTTTTATAAAACTAATTTTCCAAATGCTACTATACATATAGTAGATAATTATAGCACAGACAGTTCTTGTGATATCGCAGAGAAGAATGGATGTCAAATTATAAAATATGATTCTAATGAACAACAGGATGAAAGATTATTAATTGGGATTAGAAGTCACATTTGGAAGAAATATGTAACTAGTGGCTGGGTAATAATGTGCGATATGGATGAATGGTTAGATATAACAGATGCGGATTTAGAAGATGAAGATAATAAAGGTAAAACAATTATAACTACAAATGGTGTAAATATGGTAGGAGAATCTAATACTATTGATTTTAGTGATATTAATCTATTTGAAATTACAAAAGGTGCGTATGATGAACGATTTTCAAAAAAGATCTGTTTTAAATATCCAGATGTTAATATGGAATATTGGTGGGGGGCACATACAGCAACCGCACATGGCAATGTAGTATATACTGATAAAACGTACTTAATGAAGCATTATAATTATTTGGGAGAACAATATTTAATTGAAAAGTATCGTAAAAGATATGAAAGAAATCAGAAAAGTAGAGAAATGGGTATGAATGGACATTATTTAAATGATATAGAACAAATTAAAAATGTGTATAAAGATTGGTTAAGTAGGGCAATTACAATTGATTAATCTATAATCTATAATCTTTTTTCTTCATAGACTCTAATAGTATCAAAAATAATCTTTTTAGCTTCCATCAATTCTCTAGAAGTTGGAATAATAAAATCTTCAGATCCATCTGGACCAGGATTCCATTTTAAGCAAAATTGTTGAAGTATTTCTTTTTCAATTAAGCCTACATCATTAATATGACATTGTAAGATAAGATAAATTTCAGATCCTTTTGTGTATTTATGAAGACGTGTAATACGTGTATCAGGGCATTGAGAAGTGCGACCAACTTTATAGATTTGCTGATTAAGTGATTTAAATTCTCTGGTGCGAACTAAATAAATATAACCGTGTTTTTCATCAGTATTATACGCCATACCTTTCATTACGCGGCGGCGCTGACCCTGTTGGACAGCGACAGTAAATTGTCTTGTTTCAATCTCATTTTGAACTGAATTATCGGACTCTGAATCTGATTTAGTCTCAGACATAATTATTTCTTCTAAAATAAAGCAAAAAACGCTCTCTTACTTCTTTAAAGTAAGAGAGCGTTTAGTAAAATAGATTGACAACCCATCATTAATTATCTCATTAGAAGAAATCATAATAGGTAACAATAAATAACTGTAATCAGATATTTATCATTTTTATGCCATTAAAGATTAAGGACATATCATTATTAAGCAATTGCTGTTAGTTTCACCTCAATGAATAGGTGTCATAGCTTTTATAAGAAAAGTTGTAGAAATCTACAATAATAAAAGCGTGAATGTATTATGGTCATATCACATATTGTTTTCATTATAGAAAATGAGTATTAAAGCATTATAAACTATTCTAACAATATTGTTATTACTTTTAAACAAAAATTGTTTAGAAGTGGGTACATTCATAGACAAGTATAAGGTCAAGATCTATTTACATAGAATCTAAATACCCTATCATATATAATCTATCAAAAAATAGACTATACGTACGGGAAACTTATTATACTCTTGGAGAAAAATGCGTGGTCTTGGAAAAATCACATCCTAATCATATTTGCTCGCGCCTGCTTTTTATTTGTTTTTCTGCTTTTTCTATTCGCTATTCGCTTGTCACTCGCTATTCGCTTACTGCTTACTGCTTACTGCTTACTGCTTGCCGCTTTTTATTTATTTTTCTATTAAACCCAGTATTTTTAGCAGTATCCACGGTACTAAAAATAATATTACGCAATTGCTGTAAAGATACTAAATATCTAGGTTTAATTTGAGGTTCTAACTTTAGTAATCATAAATGCGCTGTATTCATTTTGTAAAACATAAAAAAGGTTTTTGTAAAATTGCTGTGTGAATACTTTATGATTATTAAAGTTAGTTTACCTCTATAAAAAATGCTAACTTCATTAAGTATATTTAGCTGTATTCATTTTGTAAAAAATATTCGGTTTTTTATAAAATTTGCTGTATGAATACATATACTTAATGAAGTTAGTTTTTCATTTTTTAACTCCTCCCCCCTTGGCGTCTCGTCGCCCGCCTATGATAGTGTAGTTTTAAATCTTTAGGCTGACAAAATATTTTGTCAGCCGGCGGTAAACCGATATCGGTTTATCTAGGCTGTTTAAGGTTCACGGCACTCATGTAGTTCATTCCATAGATTGCGAATGGCATCATATCTAGTATCATCAAGAACGGCGCGCATTCCTTGATAGGGTGTCATTACTTGAACACCACCCTTCTGTAGGGCTTTTAGCATACTCGGACTCCAACCAGACAGTTGTACAACACCCTCTTGATCTGCCTTGGCATGAAAATCCGTAAATTTAGCGCTTAGATTCCAAATTACAATTCGTGGAACTTTCCAACCACGGCCTTCAGCCTTCCCCCATATCTCCTTGCTTGCCTTGTCAAACTTATCACGAATAAGTTCTAATTGAGTACTCCACTTATCAGAACCACTTTTCTTAGTTTCATCAAATCCCATATCAGTTAGAACAATTAGATCCTCTGGCTCTTCTCCTACAGGTACTCTATGCTCTTTCATCTTATCAAGAATACACATACATGCCTTAAAGAAATTAGTACTAGTACCCTGCCCCAAATCATCATTAATACTATCTAGTTTATCCTTGAGCGTCTTTTTTTCCGAAAATGAATGCCACTTAGGATTAGAATCAAACGTGAGAATATGGTCCTTAAAACTCGCATGATTAATTTCGGATACTAGAATTCCAAGAGCCAGAGAAATTAGTTTAGGAAGGCCGCTCATTGAGCCACTAAAATCACACATTGGTAGACTCTTGCCAAGTCCACCAAGCTTTAGCGTATCTTCGCGAATAGACTCCCATTGACCCTGGTTAATTACCAGTTCATCTTGAGATGTATAACAATTAAGAGCCTTTACAACTAATTCGTGCGGCATTACTACATTGGCACCATGGGCCTTCTTCTCACCAGTTGAGAGACCTTGAATAAAATCCTGAAAATTTAGCCGACATTGGAGACGGTCCTCGTCATCAGGATAGCGAAGCTTTTCCTCACTCTTATCCACATCCTTCTTTTTAAGACGCTCATTTAGAAACGCCTTCGTATGAAGTTTTAGGCAGCGACCTGGAACAGCCTCAGGCTTAATTTCCTTCCAGGATCTGCCGCACATATTAATTTCCACCGTTTTTAGAACCTTATTTAGCATGCTAACATCTTTACGATACTTGACAATACATTTATGATCCGAAGTTACATCAGCATAAATACATCTGGCAATCTCCAAAGCCAATCCAGGATACATTCCAGATTTCTCACGAGGAAGCCACTTGGCCAAAAGGGATAATTTAGTTTTTCCTTGTTGATGTGAAGCTAGATCCTCCTTAAATGTCTTAACCGCGATACTAAAGATATTATGTTTAAGTTCAGGAACATACTTTAGAAGTTCCCACATATCCCGCCAGCATCCATATTCAGGAATCACACTTAGAACTAGCCGAACCATTTCCTTGTCATGTTTATAAAGAGCCCTCATAAACTCGTAAAATAGCTTACGTTCACCCTTGCCACCGCGAATATCTCGTGACTGAAATGCCATTACAAACATATCACGCATCTCTTCAGCGATGCCTTTATTGAAAACCTTAGTTACATACTCTTGGATATAATCGCCATTAAGTCCGCGATTAAGCATAGTGAAGAGGGATACTCTGTAATCACCGACCCCCTCTTCAGTGTAGACATCGGCACCGTTTATGCCTACTTTTATGGTAGGGGTGTTCATTGCTTGTACAAATGCCATGGTTATCTACTAACAATCTTATACTATCAGCCTTTAGGTCAAGTACTATTTCAAATTTTTCAGATATGAATACAAGACAATAACAAAATAGAATGCGCTAAAATGGAAACCTAAAAGAATTATACACATAATAGAAAGGAAATATGAAAACTGTATACTTTCTTGTTCAAGGTCAATTTGGTAATAATCTTTTCCAATACTTTGCCTCCGAGATTATTAGAAAAATTTACGACTATGATGAGGTAAAACCAACATTTCAAATCAACTACGAATTTAATACAGTTATTGGAGATAATGAATTCAAAAAGATTATTACAGCCTATTTAAAAGGTGAAAAACTAGAGTTTGATACATCAAAAGATATACTAATGTTTGGATTTTTCCAGCGTTCTGAAATCTATCTTAAGGAGCGTGATTTTATACGATCCTTATTTGTAGAGGAAAATACGGCAAATGTTAGTAATCGTATTAAGATTAGCAATATTCTTAAGTACAAATCTAAACATACAATTGAGCCAACGACAAATGATCTAGTACTTCATGTTCGTCTAGCTGGAGCATTTGAGTGGGCCGATTTTATTGATATGGAAAATAAAACATCGCAACTTTATAATCCTGAAAAGATGAAGGAGATTATTAAGGGGATTACGTATGATAAACTATATATCGTATGTAATACTCCAAAAGCGGAATGGGAAAAAGAATACTTGGCTGAGTTTAGTGATCTAAATCCCACCATTATTACAGGTTTATTGGGAGATGATTTTGATTTTATGCTAAATGCTAAAAAGTTAATTACATCTGCTTCAACAATGTCCTGGATGGCCGCACTATTAGGCGACGCGGATGAGGTACATATTCCTTATAATACATATTATGGTGGATTTGAAAGTAATTCGCAGAGTTTGGCAGAATGCGGTGAAAATGCGAAGGTATATCATGGAATGACCTATTGGTTTCCTAAAAGATCATCTCTGGCCGATATCCAAACTAAATAAATGCTATTGGCAAATATCTAATCTAAATAAATGCTTTTAAATCATTAACAATTCTAGAAGGGATTGAATTAAATGTCTTTATTCTTATATCCCCAGCAATATAATATACCCACTCTTTTGAGGATTCTTTATCTTTTCTCATAAAACTAGTCATGTTTGAGCTAGGAGTATTAATCCATGATTCAAATAAGTTTAGAAGTTTAGCTGGAAGTTTAGAGTGAAAATCAATATATAATAATGATAAAAATAAATACATATCACGTCCTTCTTTAGGACAAGGATCTAATCTTGAATAAACTGTACTAAGAGAAATATCAGAGATATGTGTCTCAGTAGAGCCAAGACAAGAAAACCCAAAATCAATAAAAGTTAAAGAATACTTTGATTGAATTTCAAAAATATCCTGTTCAATTTGTAGCATTTTAGTTTTAGTTTCATGTTCAACTATTAAAAAATTACTAGGTTTCAAATCCCTGTGATTTATACCCAGAGATGTGTCTAAATACCATAACATAGCACACAGTTGAAAAAGACAATCAATAAGCACTGATGAGATAGTATTAATATTTGTAGATTCAAGATATTTATCTAATGTCATTGCGTCATCAATCTGCTCCATCGCAAAACATACGGAATTATCCCTTAAACGAAATAGACTTAATATGTGTGGGGCCCCTGTCGGAAATCCAATACTTTTAAGACTATCCCCTACAAGTTTTTGAATACATGCCTCATATAATAATGATTTTCCAGGTATAATAGGCCTTTTTACATATACTTCAATACTTTTATCCGCAGTTTTATATATCGCAGAATCTATATAACCAAATGTACCGTGTGCGACATTATTAATACATTTTAGTGATTCTGTAGGTGATTTTATATATTGTAATTGATTTAAAATAGGTTGACTACAAGGAATAACTAATGAACGTAACCAAGTAGAATTTCTAAGACAACCATTAGGCGCTGGCGAGATTCCAATAGAATCTAAGGAAATCCACGCACAGCATTTCTTATTTTTATTACACATAGTTTAATCTATAAGATGGATAGATATCTATCTTATAGATTACACATAGTTTAATCTATTATATATAGATATGTAGATATCCCTGTATTATGCGAATAAATGACCAGGCATAACAGATATTTCACCAACAGCTTCTATTAAATGTTTAAAGCCTCGCATATTTTTATATTTATCAGGCTCAGATAATACATACGCAGTTAGTTCACGAGGATGTTCATATGCTGCCGCAGGTAAATCTGGGAAATATGATAAGAGTACATCTGGTACTCTTTTAATGTGATACTGTAATTTAGGATTGTAAAACCATATTTCAACTTCTGCCACATTTGGTTTAGAGATATCCTTAAAAATTGGAAGAGGAATCCATTCATCGGCAAATATCCAAAATGGAGAATCAATTGTATCAGGATTATATCGTCTTGCTTTATCTAATTGTTCAGGCAAATCTCCCTTCCACTCAATCCATCCCATAGTATTAAATGTCTTAAACCATAGATCTTTAAAGAGGCGTTGATGAACATGCCATAATTCATGAATTAGTGTTGTACTTGAAATTAATTGTCTAAAATCTGGGTAACAAATAATACCACCTGGTCGCGTATGTGGCATTCCATCATCAGCTGTTGGCATTAATTGAATAATTTTAACTTCTTTCAAATCATTTAAAAGTCTTACAGGTAGTAATGCTTTTAACTGTTCTAAGTGCCCTGTAGCATATTTATATTCACCAATTGACATTGAATTAGCATAATATGTTAAATTTTTTCGTGCTAATGAATTAGCTCTATCATCGCGGCATTCCTCTATATAAAAATCAGTGTGTTCAGCTTCATCTAACAAGCTTTGGGCAACTTTTTTATCATAAATTACATTAATTTTTAAATTAATAGTATTTGATCTGCTATTTCCCATTTTATACTAATATACATATATTATTTTATATCGTGTAGTAAGTCGGGAATAAAAATATATAAGTAGTATATCTAAATTATTGCTCTAGCTCTTTAATTTTCTTAGCAGCAGTAGCCTTCTTCTTTTTATTAATATCACCAATAATCATTTTATCAAGTAAGAAGCTACTCATAGACTTTTGAACTTGTGCGGGTTTTGTACTACCAGTTTCTACAGTATTTTTTTTAGGTGTTCGTCTTACAGTACTAGGTGTTTTAATAATAGCTCCCGCACCAAACATATTAATAATCGCATTTTGCCGACTTGAATTCTCAAACTTTTTCAAACAATCACCAAATAGTAGCCGTGTAGCCACTGCTTCACGAAATCCTAACCATCCATCTAACATCTTATCTGCCTCTAAAGAACCATCCATAATATCGGGCTTACTAGGACAACCCTGAATCAGGGTCGCAGTGAATCCAGGAATCTTTTCAAGTAATAGACCAAATGCTTGGGAAATCGGATTTTGTAACTGATGCTCAATATAATGCCGATAATCAGGTATTAATTCATGTTCTTTTACATACAAAGGCGTTTCAATCCTATCTCCTTGTAGTTTTGAAGCCTCTTGACCCGATTTGGCACTAATATACACATATCCAATTCGTTCACCTGCTGCTGGGGCATTACCAGGATCTCTCTGAGCAATTCTATCCGCCAGTACTTTATGGGCGATACTTTGTGGATTGGCATAATCGGCCCTCAATGATTTAGTAACAGTTAATTGTCCTAAACTCACCTTACCTTCAACTAGCTCCAGACATTTATCTTTTACAAACTTAAATGCTCCAGCTACATCTCTTTTATCAAGTAGCATCTTCATCGCACCACCGAAGATGGTCTTGACGATAGGAGCATTGTCACGACGTTTTAGTGCGATACCCATGTACTTGTGAACATAGTCATCCGCATTATTTTCATACATATTCCCTGCGTAACGCTTCTTAGAGAACATTAGCATTGGGTCAAAGGCTTTATCAAACTCAAAATCGTGTGGGGCTGCGAGAACCTTAGTAATGAAATGACCAGCTTCATCAGTAATATCAATCGTGGCCTGACGCGCCTCTCTCCCCTCTAACCTTTCTCCTGTTTCAGGATTTTTAGGATTGAATGCTACAAATAAGGAGTCAGTATCGCCATATACTACCTTTGCTGTACAGCGTGCTGTACAACGCGGATTACCAGGCCCATAGAATACTTCAATCGCCTCTTTGGCAAACAGAATCTGTTTGCGACCATACGCAGTTACAGACGCGGCCAACGCTTGAAGCCGAATCTTGAAAGTGCCAGAGCCTAGCTGACCATATAGAGAATTACCCGTTAGCTTGTAGGCCAGCTGCTCAGCATCAAGAAGGGCATATCTCTCAGGATCTTTCTCACCCTTCATCTCCTTCTTTTTCGCCTCACGAGCCTGTAGCAACCAAGTAGTAATCTGCGGCAGAGTGGACTTAGTTCCATCAAGAGGCTGTGCGTAACGGCAAATACGCCGCCCACATTTAATTTTAACTGGATGTTTACGTGTATCATTTGGATCAGGACGCCAGACATCAAACTCAATATCAGTATAGGCATAACCTTCACAATTATCGTATAATTCCGAGCCCCAATTGTGCGAGATAAGTGTCCCATCATATTTGAAGTCCTTGATCCAAAGTAGAGAATCATGACTGATATTCTCACTTACAATTGTGGATGGATATAGAGAGGCGAAGTCACATACACCAATGGGACTATCAGAATAGAATCCAGGATCAGGATTGAGAACAATTGCGCCCTCAAATGAATCCTCACCGCCACCATTCAAACCCTGTTTAGGAATTGATAATACATGAATAAGAATGTCACGTTCTCTACATGCCTTAAAGATGAGGGACTCAATCTTAATGCCTTGACCACGTGTGAAGATATATGAAACAGGTACCGAACATACATTCGCCATACACATAGTATTATTGAAGGTCTCCAGTTTCTTATATAGCTCAATAACTAGATCACAATCTTGAAGACAGTATTTCCCAACAATCGCACGACCTTTAGCACCCTCACGATGAAGGCGGAAAATATCCTGAGGGCTAACATCGTCTTTTACAACGACCCACTTTGTGGCATCCTCCATTTCAGCCAATTCATCCTCGGTCAGCTCACAGTTAAACACGATTTTATTACCATCAACTGATTCTACCATCATCTTTGGTGATACGGTTTCACCAGTATCATCAAGTAGTGTAACTGCGCGCCCAGCTCTTACATCTTTAATGGCACCTGCTACAGTAAGTGTAAGCTTCCCATTTTCATATTGTTGACTCTTAAGCTTGCCAGACATGAAGTGTTTTGTTACTTCATCCAGTTTATAGGATGAAAGTGTATTATTGCGTTTAATATAATGATATAAGTCAATTTGTAGGCGGCCATGAGTGGTCCAGATATACATGCGATTATCGCCGAGCGCAGATGAGCTAAGGAATTTCTCCTCAAGCTTCATTTCACTTGCGAGTACAAAGAGCCTGGTAAATTGATGAATTGGCGAAGTAGAGGTAATAAGATTTAGTTCTTCAGCACGGTGCCAAAGATAGGACTCATCAAAACCAAATATATTGTATCCAAGGAGGATATCTGGATTTCGCTGAACCATCCATTCAAACCAGGCCAGAATCATAGCTTTTTCGGTTTTATAGGCATGGATAGTAATCCCTTCGCATGCGGCGCAATCTGGAAATACAAACAAATGACGCTCTACACTCTCAGGTGTACCACGAGTAAGTGTAGTTCCAATCTGAATCACTGGATCGCCGACAAGATAGATTAAAGTCTTCAAATGCTTCTCAAGAACTTTTTCAAGTCTAGCTACACGCTCATCCATAACTCCTTGTGTATTAAGTACATCCTGTATTTGTTCTTGTACATCTGATTCAAGAAGTTTACTGCTTACATTGTCAAAAGTCTTCTTGAGTTGGCAATAAATAGGTGTCATTCCCCTAGGAAGAGTGGTTGGTGGATTTTGACCAGTGGCGATGCTATTAACAATGAGACTGGTGGCGTGGGCAGAATCTGATGATAGACCGATCAGATCTTTAGCAGTTTTGGTCCATGTTCGCTTGGCAAGGGGAAAATCACCCGTCATAGAGAAGCACTCAATATCCCAAGAAGCGGTTAGAAAGGGAGCGGATACACGTGGGCCTTTAGTAGGAATCACTTGTTCATAGTCACACTCAATAACAATACCAGACTCAGTATCCTCTGAAATAGAGTTTTTCCCATCTTTAATGGAGACCCATCCACACGGTTGAATACCCTGAGTATGAAGGAAGCGGAGCATGGGATCAATATTGGCTTCAAATACCTCTACAGTTTTGCCGCGCATAGGGCCATCAAGAGGCTTTCTGGTTTTGGGGTTAAGATTTTCATCAAGGAATAAACTGCGAAGATTTCTAAACATAGTGAGGGATGGTACATCAATTTGTAGGAAGGGAAAGAAGGTATTGGCTGTAAAGCCATAGAATATCTTCTTTGTAATCCGTTTAATGTTAAGTTGGCCCATAGGAATACCCTGACTGTTGATATATTGTTTGATGGTGTCTGCGCATTGGCTAGTTTTCTCTTCTGGTAAGCGAAGGTAAAGTGTTGGTCTAAATCCAGTTACATCGCATCTAACAGATCTGCCTGTTTCATCAGCGCCGAAAAGATGAATTACAAATTCTTTGGATTGCGTAAAGTTTTGCGCGATATACTTCTTCTTGCGACGAGACTTAAATTCATCGTCGTCTGAATCAGAATTAGACTCATAAGCGATTTTACGAGTATCTTCTTCCTCAGATTCAATTCGCATATCACGTGCTTGGATATCTAGTAAATGAATTACTATATCGCTCTTTTGACTACATTTAGTAACTGACATTTTATGCCTGCTACTAAGTGTATAATAGGTTTAAATTACTCTAAATATTTTTAGAAGGCAAAAATATTTTCAAATTTTATTACAAGTTCTATATTTTATGACTTTAATTTTTACGCATCTTACGTGTTTTATTTGATTTCTTATTTAGTCTTTTTGTTCTTTTTGATCTTTTTGATCTCTTTGATTTTTTTAGCACAATTGATGCTGTTGCTAAAAGTGCCGCGGCTGGAGCCAACGTGTATGTTGTTCGTAATAGAGACGAATATAAACTTCCACCATAGCCGCCACCGCTAACTTTTTGTTCAGGTGTTAGGGAGTTTGAAATACTTTCAATATCTGAAGACGCACTGGATGGTTCTGTTAAAGGAGATGATAAAGACACAATGCGTTCTGCTTCATTTTCGGCTTCTCTGCTAGGTTTAGCACTAATAGGTTTAGCACTATTAGCCTTAGTAATAGAATTAGAGGGCATAACAGTTGC